GAAATTCTTGTAAATCTTTAACTCGCATACTTATCTTTCATGGTTGACAATATAGGATAGTTACCTTAAATTGTCAACTATGGGAGTGCCAAAAAGATTAACAGAAATGCAAATGAGATTTGCAGAGTTTTTAGTATTCGGTGGACCAGACGGACCAATGACTCAAACCGAAGCTGCACTAGCCGCTGGCTATTCACCTAAACGTGCAAGACAAGAAGGATCAGAGTTATGTAACCCTAGATTGTCTCCTTTGGTGGTGAAGCACATTGGTCAATTAAAAGAAGAAAGACTTAAAAAACATGAAGTCACTTACGAAGGACATATTGCAGAACTTGCTAGACTTCGTGAGGCCGCTTTAAAGAAGGGATCATTCTCTTCAGCAGTGAACGCGGAAGCAAACAGAGGAAAAGCAGCAGGACTATACATAGATAGAAAAATAATAAAAACAGGAAAACTAGAGGACCTATCAGAACAAGAGCTAGAAGCAAAAATGAAACAAATTTTAAACGATTACGGAAAGATAATAGATGTAACTCCATCTAAATCTTCTGAATCTTCTTTACCCAAGCCCGAGGAATCATAGTACGATCTCCAAATACATAACCTTCATCATCCTTATCATAAGAAGCAAATAACTTTACATGGTCTTTTGTTTTTTCGTACAGCCATCCTTCGTTAACAGGTTTAGCAAACCTCATCTTGTCAAACTCTTTTGAAGTAGCCCAGCCAGAGTCACTGGTGCAATCCACCCACTCCACTCTGACTTTCGGATAAGGTAAATCGGGAGTGCTAATTGTAACGATACTTTTTCTTCTTTTCTTAGGCATAGTTCTTTCTACTCCCGATACCTCTATAAGACAATTTATTTTTTTCTTGCGCTGGAAAATAAAAATTTTTTTTGGTGTCGCAAAAACAGGTCAAATGACCTATTAGCATTGGTATTCAACATTAATAACGCAAAAGAGGGGGTGTCGAATGGGTATCGAATAGGGGTCGCAGGGGTGTCGCAAGTGTCGAAAATTGTGGCAAAATTGTGGCAAATTGTACACTTCTGTCGCAGTTTTTTTAGAATTATTCTAAATTGGACCAAAATGCGACCCCTGTGCGACCCCTGTGCGACCCCTGTGCGACCCCTTGCCGACACCTATAAAACAGTCCCTTTTGCCTTACTTTCGCCATAATGTCGCCTGATTACTGCCAACTTATCTTCAGCAGATGAAATCTTACACAACAACTTATCAACCTCTCCTGTAATATCTGTATGTTCAGGTATTACCATGTTGTGCTCTTCAATAGCATTAATTTTGTACTTAGCATCTTGTATTTCAGCTTCGTATCTAGCTTTAAGAGTTTTTAATAAATAGTCATTCATTTTTAAAGTCCTCCTCTTTCATTTGAATGTTTGCTTGCTCTTTCTCATCAAAGATTAACTCATGATACATGTCTAATCTTTTTAAGAATTTGTGTTTCCATTCACGAAGTTCATGGTCCGTGATCCTAAATTCTTGGTAATATAAATCTGGCGTACACATCATTATCACACCTTGACGAATCTTAGACCCGTGCACATAGTCATGCGCCATAGCATACGCGGCTATTTGTAAGTAATAATCTTCAATCCATTCTTCTTTCTTAGGTCTATTAGATTGTTTAAAATCAACTATAGTTTCTAATCCATTGTGAAGGCATACGAGGTCAGTAGACCCAGCGTAAAGACCAGGATAGTATAACGTAACTTCCGACCCGTACCACTCTTCCACAGGTGCAAGACCAAACTCAATAATTTTTTGGGCCATGGCTTTCGCCTTCTGTCCGAGTTCTGTAAGATCATCGTAGCCAGTTCTGAGTATATGATGCTCCAGGAACTTATGCATGGCAGTCCCCCGGTTACTAGATAAATTTTTGATTCTGTCTGCTTCTTTTTCTCCAACTTTGGCCTTCCAATCTTTTATGAATTGTTGATCTTTAGTGCGCCCTAATATAGTAGTTACAGACGGAAGTCTAGAACCATCTATATCGTAGATCCGTGTTCCGTGGTCCTCGATACGTTTGGCGTCTAAATAGTTGTATTTATTAGATTTTTTTAACCTAGAGACTAGCTTTATATTATCTTCATATTCCTTTAAATCTTCATCACTCATCATTTTTTACTCTTTAAATATTCAGGACCAAAACTTTGTATGGCATTCAACGGTGCAGAGTCATGCACGTTACCACTAACAGAGATCCTTGTTACATCAGATTTGTACGGTGCAACCCAGTGCTTCAACCATGCAGGAAATATATACATATCACCTTCTTCTGGAAAGAATGATTGATAAGTCACGCAATCTCTTGGCCCATCACCATATATAAATTGTATTCCACCAGGACCACAAGACTTACCTGTAAAAGCTTTGTGTTCTTTTTTTAATTCTTCGGGTATCTGTAAGTATACAACAAAAGACAATTTACCATCATGATCATGTGGTGGATTGAATTCATGTTGCTTTTGATAATTAACCCAAAGAGCAGATATAACATACTCCGGTCTTTTTTCGTACGGTTTCAAGACATACTTTTGATACATCTGATCATAGATACCAAGATACTGAGACATGTAAGGTAATACTTTTTTCTTAGCTTCCTCATCATATCCTTTCTCATTTTCCAAGATACCTGCTAGTTTATTTCTAAAATCTCTTGTTGTTTTTTTACCTTCGTCTATCAATAGTTTTTTAAACTCATCAACTATTTTTAATTTAATAACACAAGGTCCCCAATTAAATACGCTTACATTTATTTTTTGTTCTTCAGTCATTCTAAACTCATTGCCTCCTTATATTCTTTTAAGTTTACTATTTTACCGTTTACTATTTTATCTTTAGAATAATGTTCTATTACCTTTTGTATCTTATCTAGTTTCGTATGTGCATACGGAAATAAAAGACAACATACATAATATGCATCTCTAAAAGTACATCTCCATCGCCATTGCATCAAGTATTTTGTGCCATCTTTACGTAAACCTTTTCTTGGTTTCTTAACAAGAGTGCCACAACCTAAAACTTCTAATGCCCATATTAACACAGACTTATCAGTCATGGTTATCTCCATACTTATACGCATAGCGTTCGATGTTCTATATCCCTCTCCTTTATGTTTCTTTTTTCTTTCTAGTCTTCTATTAAAATTTATTGAACCTTCACCGTCAAACAGTCCTGCAATGTATGCAATATCAGTATCCCGTTCCATTAGTGTAAAGTACTATCCCCACCGTTAGTGTCACCAATAAGAGAATCCACTCCAATATCTTCATAAAACTCTCCTTCCGAATCGCAATCCCAGCATTGGTGTATGTTATCTTCTACTTTTATGTAACCGTTTCCTCTGCAGGTATCACAAATAATTTTAACTATTCTATTTACTTTTAATTTTGCCATTTAGTTTTCTCGCTTTCTCATTTGCTAACGATTCTATTGTCTTTGCTACAGACAATTTAGCATCGGGCAATAATATCTTTGATAACTTATCTAAAATAGCATATGTTTCTTTAGTTAGAGAAACATTTTTGTATTTACTCATGTCCGTCATTTGTTTCCTTTCATATTAATGATTTATATATAGGTGATTTTATAGGATTGTCAATGAAAATATTATTAACTTTAATCATGTGCAGTTATAGCGCAAGTACTTGTTTACAACCATACCCGTGGCCTGATACTTTTTCAAATAATTACGATTGTATGATAGCAGGATATGAAGAAGCAAAGAAAAAAATAGAAGAAATTGGTAAGTCAGAAGTTAATAAACATCAGATATATATACGATTTACTTGCACTCCAACCGACAGCATTTGACAATGTGGCAGAATAATGGTAATTGAAGGCTTCTTCTCACCATTACCTACCCTAATTTTTTCCCTCTCAGGGTAGGTTTATTTACAAATAAACCCTTGTACGGTTCCTCTGTTATCTTTTAAATACCACCCACTTTTGATACCTATATCCAAGTGTGTAGCTATTGCTTCTCTATGATCATCTGCATATTGCAGACATTCATATGCGCTCATCTCTCTTAACAGAGGATATTCTTCCTGAATTACTTCTCCGTTGAATAGGAGAATTAGTATCACTAGGGTCTTTACCATACGAAAATTCCTTCACCTTCTTATACCATAAATTTTTATAATATGGGTTTTTAGTTTTATTCCAAAGAATAGCTAAGTTATCTAGTTCGTTTGTTACCATTTATAGTTGTACCTAAACTTATGATTTTTTTCAAGTTAGGTGCTGCTAATTGTAAGTCAACCCCATACGATCTCCATGATTTCTTCATTAAGTTTAGTTCTAAAAGCAAAGTACTCCACTGCTTTTGTGATATACCTTTTGGTTTTATAGTTATTATTTTTTCTTTCATAAATATAATATAGGACTTTTTAGGATTTTGTCAACGCTTTTTTTTCTGTCTTTTTTCGTGCTTATTTAATCTTTTTTTATGACGCCCAGGTCTTTTTCTGGGTTTTTCACGAACGTATAGATTGACACCAAACTTAGGTTTTTTCTTCGCCATAGTTAAAATGTTCTCTAAATTTTGTTTGTGCAGACATTGTTGGTAGATAACTTATTTTACCATTGATGTGTTGCTGTAAATCAGACCCGCAGGTTAGACATCTATAAAAATCTTTAGTAAGACCAACCAACATTGTGTTTTCATCACACGTCGGACAAATCCCGTTCACTATGTCCGGGTAAAATTTTAGTAAGTTTTTTTCTGTCATAAATCTTCTTAGACTTTACCACACGCTGTTGATACCGTCCATCACTTAATTCTTGTGCAACTGTATTACGTGGCCTGTTTCTCTTTAAAAAGAAATGATATTGTGTTTTATTCAAGTATTATTGCTTTTATAGACTTCTCCCCCATGTATATCTCGGTCTTTGCTTTACCCTTCCAGCATTTATAGGATACAGATTCATTATACTGTCTCTCAGCTTCGCGCTTTCCGCGAAGGCACATAGCCATATTATTTTGGATACGGTGTTCCTTAATCTCTCCATTGATGAACATCAGCAGGGCTACCACAGACTCTATCATTCTGAGTAACTTCCATTCTTGTAACCAATTTCTCGATTAGCATCTTTTAATTTTTCTATATCTTCTAAAACTTTATCCATTTGTGTTCTTAAAAATTGTATGTTTACTTTGTTTAATGCCATATCTTCAACGTGTTTATTAATTTTATCCGTGGTCTTATAAAGATCTTCGATCATCATGAACTGCTCGGAATCTGCAGGAAGCGAACCAAGTTGGCCCCGTGGCCATTTGATTCTAAACTCTGTGTTCTCTTCCAGGTCTTTCTCCATTATCTGTATACGTGTGTCTGCAACGTTGAGACGTTCTATAATTTGAAAATAGCCCATTGTGCCAAGAGCGACGATTATTATGAGTGAGGCAACCGTCTTCATAGGCATTTGCACGGCTGCCTCCTCAGATATGTTGAGCGGTTTTTTACTCATTTACTTTTGCCAACTAAAAAGCCATGCAACAAATTTGTTCCATATCCCTTTAATTTTATCTTTAATTTTTTTAATCATTTTTCTTTTCCTCAATCTCGTAGAAGAAGTTATCAGTATCTTCTGTTCTCCATTTACGAGTGTCTTCTACATTCCACTCTGAAGTCTGTACCTTCCAATCTGGGATTTCATCTTTAACTGTAAAAGAAGGTATGTCCCATATAATTCTATTGTTAGGCTGTGCTGCATAATTACCATCATCTAATGCCATTATGTGTGCGCACTTATGCTCGTGCGGTATCTCTGAATGATCAGTGTCAACTATATTACTTTCAGGATGTGCAAAGTCAACAGTAAATAAATAAGCACCACAGTGCCATTTTTTATCTTTACCAATATATTTACCGGATTGTCCGTCTAGGATGTCCCAAGAAGTAACAGCAGGATAATAACTAAAACAATTCCATAACTCCAACTCGTCCAACCTACGTTGAGGAACTTCTTTCGGATTAAAGCCTCTTTGTATGAAAGCAGAGATCGGTAAACGGTAGAAGACTGCACCATTTTCCATAATTGCGTGGAACAAAATCGGACGACCAGTGATCGCACTAATCCCGAAGATAACGCAATCTTCAACTTCGCCATGATGAGCTTTAAGATCATATAGATACTCTCTTCTTATTTGAGCATAAGTTACAGGTATGTTTGCATTTAAATAAGCCATATATCATTTAATGCTTCCCCAGTTTTTACCCTTTTTACAATTAACTTTGTTATTAACTTCCAAGGATATAGCATTCTCCATTGTTCCGTGAACCATGTTCCTTGCTTCTTCGTCTTTTATAGAAACACAAAGCTCATCGTGTATTTGTATGTGAGGTATTATACCTTTTTCATATAGCAATACCATTGCTTTTTTTGTCATATCAGCTGCAGAGCCTTGCACCAATCTATTCAAGGCTTTGTAAGTAAAAGCAGGTACAAAGTATAGTTTAAAAAAATTTTCTCTTTCTTCTTCAGTTAAGTCCTCTATCTTTCTTTTAGATTTATCATTAAACATTATTTTAAATTTTTCCATAGCATCAGTTTTTGTAAGAAGTTTAGGAGGAACATAATCTCCTTGATATGTTATTTTACCTTCTTTATCTTTTATTTGTTTTGCTTCAGGATCCCACTCTTCAAACCTACGTATCTTATTGTTCCATCTCTTATTAGTGCTTTCATATTTGTCAAACCTACAGAATCTATCTTCAAGAGTATAAATTAGTTTAGCTCTCTTGGAGAAATCCATTAAATTATCTGACAACTCTTTTACAAAAGGTACTCTGTTGTGATAGGATCTAAATAATTTTTCTGCCTGTGTTTTGTCAAGGTTTAGTTCTTCTTGTAACTTACCTTTACCCATACCATAGAACAACCCAAGGTTAATAGTCTTAGCTTGTTTTCTAGATATCTTTGCCATGTCAGCAACAATCTGGTGAAAGTCTGCTTCGTCTTTGTCTATCTCATCTTTAAGTTCTTCTGTCTCAGATAAATTATATTTAATTGCATAGTGTACAACAATCCTTGGTTCTTGTTGTGAGTAATCAAAACTGGCCCATTCACAACCCTCTTCAGGTAAAAACATTTCTCTCATTTTCTTACCATAATAACCTTTTGCAGGTATCTGTTGTAGGTTTGGATTGGACATAGAGAATCTACCTGTAACTGTCCCACCTGTGTCCGACCTTATTTGATTTATATCAGCATGTATTCTGCCGTTATGCACATACCCTTTCAACCCTTCTATAAATGTATTGAGAGCCTTATCACACTCTCTTGCCTTACCTACATGTCTTAAAAATCTGTTAGCATGAGTTCTTAAGTAATCCTTTGGTAGCTTAGGCATACCTGACTTAGGTGTTTTCTCATAGTTTGTTATCTTCTGTTGTTGTAGTAGAACTTTAATAGAGTTTGCAGCCCAGATCTGAACGCTAACACCTGTGTGTTTTTTAATTATATTTAAAAGATTATCTCTTCTATGTTTTAATTTTTTACCAAAACTTTCTAATTTTTGGACATCAATTCTAACTCCTTTAAACTTCATGTCAACCAAACATGGAAACAATCTAGTTTCTAATTCAAATATATTTCTACAAGTTTTCTCTTCTTTAGTATCTGGTTTTGTGTATAATACTTCGTCTAGTTTTTTATCAAAAATATTCCAAAGTTTTAAAGTTAAACTAACGTCCTGTTTTGCATATTCTTTTACAATGTTAGAGTCAATTCTATGCATGTTAGACATTGCATCTTTTATTGTTCCGTTACTATCTTTTAAAACTTTTTCTTGTAAATCATATTTATACTTACCGTCATTTAAATACTCTTTAGACAAAGCATCCAATGAATATTTAAATTTATTTTCATCAATAACAGAAGCAGCTATCATAGTATCTACAACCCTACCCTTTACCATCTTACCAGTCACAGCTCTTATCCAACATACATCGTACATAGCGTTGTGAAATACCTTTGTAATATCTTTGTTTTGTAACAGCTTATTATTGATTGCATCCCAAAACTCCTTCTGCTCTTCCTCTGATTTTTTTACATCAGAGTGGTGTAAAGGAAAATATACTGTGTCTTTACCTGTAGCCACAGCTACACCTGTTATAAAACCATCACCTCTCACAGCACCCAAACCTTTTGTTTTTAAATTAGGATCGTAAGTTTCTATGTCTATTGCAACCGTATCTATACCCTGTAGGTCTAGATCCTCTGGTGTATTACACATTATAGTCCCTCTCTAATATCATTTCTAAATAGTGTATCGCTTTCTTAATATCTTCCGCCTTTCCCTTAAACTTGTGTCTGCAGATATATTTAATAGCATTACCCTCTGCAAAAAGCAATTTGTTTTCATTTATAAATTGTGCTGGCTGTATCTTCATACCACGGTAGTGTTTACCACCAACTTGTTTTTCTAAACTATCATACACCAATCCTTTGAAGTCGTCCTTATGTGTCATCATCCCCCCATAAAATATAATTTCTGTTGTTTTGTATCCCTGCCAAAGACATAGGACCTGAAGTACCAACAGTCCAACAATCGTTACGTCCTCTACTATAAGCTACATAGGCTAATCTAATTGGTTCGTATCTATCGTTCTCTTGTCTATACACTGATAGGTCAACTATAACATTGTCAAATGTAAGTCCTTTTACTTTGTGTATAGTATCGTGTTGCACTCTTGGTTCTTTTGTTATGTCCATACCATTAGCTAATACTTTTTTAACAAAAGGAATTTTTTCAATTAACTCTTTGTTAATACAAACTTCTGAAAAGTCTTTGTATTGTTTTGCTTCTGGTATAATAAAATTTTGCTGTATCAAATCTTCAATATTATAATCTTTATCTATTAATTCTTTTATGTTGTCAACTGAACCCTTACCGTGCACTTTGACCGACTTACCTAACAAAGGCCAGTAATCTATTATTTGTTGTCTAGGTACTTTGTTAGTTATAAAATCATTCCAAGATGTAAAACATTTAAAATGTTTTCTACTTACATGTGGATGTTCGTTAGAAACTAATTTGTAATCAATACCAATTCGTTGAAGAAACCCATTTACATGTTTGTGTGTTGGATTACCTCTATATGTAAATAAAAATGTTTCATCTGTATTTAATATTTTTTCTACCAACTTATCTTTTGCAATACAAGACTGTTCAATGCTTGGTATCCAAAGAGATCTCCCTGTAATACCTTCTCTAGGAGTCCAAGTCCTTTCAGCGTTAACACCCCACTGTTTCCATACAGGATATATTATTCTTTTACATATTTCGTTTATAGTTTTTCCACACCTCAACCCTTCTGTTAATTCATTTGCTTTTGCTTCTTCTGTGCTAGACAATCTGTAAAAAAACGTAGGGTCTGAACCTGCGTACTCATGAATAGTTTGGTCAGCATCACCTATAAATATAAATCTTTTAGTTAAAGTTGCAGCTTTTCTCAAAGCTTTTATCTGAGGTTTGCTACAGTCCTGTGCCTCATCAACTATTAAAATATCTATATCTTTAGGAACTTCAGCATCGTTTATAAAATTATCTATCATGTCTTCAAAAGATAATTTTGCCTTACCGTTATTTCTGTATTTGTCATAAGCTATCTTTAATTTTTTTAACGTAAACAAATTGTAAGGTTTGTAAGACTCAGGATCACACATTCTCCAATATTGTTCGTAAGATAATTCTTTTCCATGTGCATGTGAATCAAACTGATAAAGAGGATGCTTATCCCATTTACCTTTTTTCCAAAATCTCATTTCTGCATTATCTTTACAAAACTTGTCGTGATCTTCTTTTTCATACTTATCTATTGGTAAATACTCTGCTCTAAAATATGAATGTATTGTACAAATTTGTTCTTGTAGTTTTTTCTTAGAAACATTTTCCATTTTAGGTAGTTTTTTAACAGCTTTTACTATCTCGTCTGCGGCTGTGTTTGTGTGTGAAAGAACAACTATTCTTTCCCAAGAATATTCTTGTAAAAACTCTTCATACTTACTCTTTAAATACTTATGAGTTTTACCTGTACCAGGAGGACCCGGTATAAACTCTGGCATTTTCAAATCACTCATCTTCTCCACTCGCTCCATCTGTTATCTCTACGGCCTCTCCTTCAAAAATAATTTTATTATTACTAACTTCTTGTCCCTCTACCACCCATGATATTAGAGATTTATTCTTATGCTTTCCGTGATTCTTTTTAACATTAAAAACATTTTGTAGTTTCATAATTAAATCAACTCTATCCATACTCACTCTATGCTTTTGTAATTCCTTTTCAAAATTATCTAAATTAAACTCTATGGCATTTCTCTTTTGATTGAAGTATGGTAGTTTATGTATAGCAAGTTGATCTTTGTCAGTGTATAAACCTTTTGCTTCAACATAATCAAAAAACATTCTTTTAAATTTAAAAGCTTCTTCTGCTTCCTCTACATAATCTTTTGATTTTTCTCTAGCATGAAACTTAACCATCATCATTGTTTCAAACTCTTTTGTTTTTAATCTTGGTATCCACGCACGTGCTTGATTCATGGCTTCATCATAAAATATTTTTTGATTCATCAATTCATCACCTTTTAATATTATTCTTCTCTCAACTATCTTGTCTTTTTCTGGAACTTTTAAATATACATAGTATCTGTTTGCACCATACTCTATGATACGGTCAATCATATCATTAGAAATCTGTGTTGTTATCTCTTGAAATATACCTATCCAATTAAATAAACCTTGTATGTTTCTGTGACTATACCCTGTTAACTCTGCAATTTTATTAACACCAAACTTTCTATCTGTTTTAGCAGTGGTGCTTCCTTTTTTTGATCTTTCTTTAACGTCATCATTTGCAGCTTCTGCAATTCTAGAAACAAATACATTTATTTGTTCTTCTGTCCAATCTGAATTTTTAATTAGTATACCTGCAATCGCTGTGCAGTATTCGTCTCGTTTCCCTGCAGCAGGGTATATGATTGTTAGGGCAGTTGATAAGGCAACCTTACCTACATCTAAAAGTAAATTACCTTGATACTCTCTTATACTTTCATACTTCTCCCACTTAACATTTGTTTTTGATTTACTGTGTAAAGATCCTGGTACTATAGTATATCTTTTTCTTTCAGTTCTTAATTCACACAGCATTGCACCGTGTGGAAAATCTTTGTAATCTCTTTCAAACTCGTCTGGTAAACTAAATTGTTTAAATGGAGTTTCATTTTTATTTGACCAAAGGTAATGACTTTGTTGATTACCATCCCTGCCAAAGATGGCACCACAGTCACCAACATAAAAATTTATAAAAGTTTTTACTAATTCGTTATCAATATCTAAATCTATGTCGTGGTCTAATCTTAGTGCTATCTCTGCTGTTCCGTGATCCCTGCTCCATATATCTTTCTCTATTTTAAAATCTTCGTCGGTATACTTTTTTACTTTAGGTATACCTTTATAACAGGGTATAATTGTCTTACCTAATTCTAGCCAATGTTCATATGTTGTTGGTTCTTTGTTCATGCAATACCTTTTGCGCAACGGGCAGTTCCACTCTCGCTTTCCTGCCCGTCCCCGCGGGAAACTTATAAACTAAATTCTTTTTTAGCTTCTCTAGTTTCAGGTTTGGCCTGAATCTCACCTTTACCTACACTTGTAGCAAAGTTTTTAGCCATATCGTAAACATCTTTGCTTTCGACAGGACCAACTTTACTCACATCCCAACCAAACCATGTTCCTTTGTCGTTAGACATTTGAACAGTGGATAGATTATAAATGTGGCTGTATGTAGGCGGAGTAAACAATCCGTTTTTACCTTGCATTTTCAAACCCATCATCATTGAGTTCCATTTTCTACTCACTTTTAACTGAGTAGATTTCATAGAGATCAATGCAGTTTGCGGGTTTTTACCAACGACTAGTACAAAGTGATTGGCAGTGTTTTCAAGATAGTTACCATTTGCTAATCTATCTTTGTAGTCTTTACCCCTAGTGGTTTGACTAACTATATCACTGTCTGCCTCGTGAATTGCAACAGGTGC